CCTACACCGCCGAATAAACTACCAATAGCTCCTCCGGCCATAGCTCCGACTTTACCGCCAGCCCACATACCGGCAAGACCTCCCGCACCTTGAACGGTAGCTTTTGTCTTATCCTCGGCAGTAGCGATATTGTAAGCAGTAGCACCTATAGCAAGGGCTGCTCCGCCACGTTTTAACCATTTACCATTATCCCCCATGAATTTGAAGAACTTTTGCCAAGGTCCCATTGCAGGTGCTCCTTTAGGCACATTGCCCGGTGCTCCCGGTTTTGGCAGTCCCGGTAAACCTCCGTTTACAATAACTGTAGTAGCATTAACCGTCATTGTATCAGTGTCAGTACCGCTTCCACCTAAACCCGGCACTTTGTTTCCGAAGAAATTTCGTATTCCTTTGAAACCTTTGTACGCACCTACGCCGATACCGGCTAACGCACCAATGGCTAATATAGAGCCTTCGCCGTCTAATTTGGCCGCCTTTTTAAATAAATCTTCAAACGCCTCACCGACCGTTTTAAGTACTGATTTAATCGACAACCCGTTTTTCTCTACATCTTCGCTGAAGTGAGATAACAGTTTATCGACTTCTTGTACAAAGGAGCGGATACCGGCAATATTATCGCCTTTCATGAGATTCATGATAAAACTATCCCAGTCACCGCCCAATGCTTCTAAGTCACCAAACAAGTTGTCCTGACGTCTATCTGCCATTCGTTTGGCGGCTCCGTTCGCATTATCAATCGCCTGTGTTAACGCTTGATATTTTTCCGGTGCCGCATTGACGATTGCTAACAAACCGGACATACCTTCTTGGCCGGATAACATGGATGCATATTGTGCTTGTTGATCTTTGCTTAAACCAGCAAAGCTTTTACGTAAATCTTCTAATACGACGCGGAACGGTTTAATGTTACCGGATGCATCGGTAAGTGATACACCCAATTGACTCATGGCCGCCGCAGATTGTTTTGTAGGCGAGGCCATGCGAGTTAATAAACTACGCAAGGCTGTACCGGCTTGTTCACCTTTAATACCGGAATCGGCCATAGTACCAATCGCGATAGACGCATCTTCAATCGTATATCCCAAGGCACCGGCAAGCGGAGCGACATACTTAAATGTGTAGCCCATTTTGGCTACGTCCGTATTTGACTTAGTCGCTGTAGCAGCTAATACGTCAGCAAAGTGCCCTGCTTGTTCCGCCTTAAGACCGAACGCACTCATGGAATCTGTAACGATATCCGAAACAAGACCTAAATCTTCATTACTAGCGGCCGCTAGATACATAGTACCTTCCAAGCCGTTTAGCATTTCCTGCGTATTCCAACCGGCCATGCCCATATACATTAATGCATCCGCTGCTTCTTTAGCACTAAACTTTGTATCGGCACCCATCTGCATGGCTTTTTTAGTTAATGCTTCGAAATCTTCACCGACAGCACCACTAATCGCCCCTACGGCCGACATCTGCTGTTCAAATTCGCCGTATTGTTTGATACTTTCGTAAGCACCAAAGCCAATACCGGCCGTGCCCAGCATACCTGCCGAAGTGCCCATTAACATACCGGAGCCAATTCCGGTAAGCGATTGTTTGATTTTATTAAATCCTTGATTCTGACGGATATTAACAGTAGCAGTGTATACTTTGCCGCGGATGCCTTCGAGCTGTGATTTAACCCTATTAACTACGCTAGTAGCCTTATCTTTAACTCCTAAAGTGACGTTATAACTACCACTTTTCAGGCCACTAAGTTTTGTTTTAAGGTTGGTAGTCTTAGTCGTTAAATCTTTTACCGCGCTACCGGCTTTCGAGGTAGCACTATTTACGCCATTTAGATTCAGCCGATTGGCGGTTTCCTCTAACTGCTTAAGACCATTTTTGGCTTTTTTAGCTGTAATGGTCATATTATCCTTCAGCTCTATCGATGCGGATAATTTTACGTCATCGGCCATTGAATGCTACCCCCTTTCGCCTGTAATTGCATTTGCGTCTTTAATATTTCGAGTTTATATTGTTCTTCCAGCTTCATTGCTTGATAACAAAATATCTTCTCTAATAACGTCAGATTAAAAAAATAAGAGAGAGGATGACCTTTTAATAAAAGATAGGCGGCCGTAGCCGCCTCCCAGTCATCCTCTATTAGTTTTTTACAGTTTCATGTACCTTCGTTTCGATATCGATGCCAAAACCTGCTGTTTTCATAATCGCCTTGGAAATAGCGTATACTTCGCCAGCATCAAATAACTTGCCTACAATATCAAACGGAGATGCACAATTATAGGCTTCTAACAAAGCTTTATCCTTAAGATTTGGTTCAACTACGCTATTGATGATGAGATATTCATCACTAGCATCAGTCAATTCTAACGCTTCTGCGGCCAATGCATCGGACGGTTTGGCCACAGTAATCACACCAATAGAGGTAGTTAAGTCATAAAGTTCCTTTTTCTTATTGACCAAGGCTTCTTTTTTCGCAATTAAATCTTTAACACTAATAGCCATGTGCGGGCCTCCTATTCAATCGTTTCAATAAATGTAGCGTCTTCCGGAGTAAATCCGAAAGTAAAGTCTTTTTCAACGACTTTCCCTTTTTCAAACGCCATCAAAGTAAGTTCGTTAAACCACACGTTGTCGACAGATACGCGTTCCGCTTGACCGTCCACTGCGTCTGGATCGTCGATATCGGCTACTAATGTTGCACGTGGATCAGTTCCGTCTTTCCAAGCTTCTAACATTTTACTGAGATTACGGTTAATAACGCTTTTAATCGTAAAGTTACCATCACCGGCAAGTACGACGATTTTACTGTCTTTACTGTTCCCAATAATGACGTCTTCACGTTCAGCAGTTACTTTACATTCATATTTAGCGATTTCAAAAATTAACTCGCCGTCCCACCATAAATGACCATGAGAGCCATTCCAACGGCGGCGACCACGGTATTTTACATCTTCTTTATTTCTGCTCATGTGCTACTCCTTTCAATCCATTACATCGTAAAGCTAATTTGTAAGTTTTCCATTGCGTCTACAAACTTAACATCACCGACTAACGCCAATGTATCACCGGTATTGTAGCGGCGGATATCCATTGCAGACATTTTGGTAACATCTTCACCTTGTAATTTGGCATAATTACGTTGCCATTCTTCGTTAATATCGATGGTATTTTTCCCGTTAGGGTCCAATACATTGCCTTTGAGATTGTTGTAATATACATCAATAGCTGCACAGAACAACATCTTGTTTTCGTAAAAGTTAAGATACGCACCTGTATAAGAGCCTTTAAAGGTGTCGCGAATATCATCTTTTACCAAGTGCACACCTTCAACGACCTTAATTTTACGGAATTCCTTACCCTTTTCTTTCGTGTAGGAAGTGAAAGAGTTAACCGCACGACCAATCTTTACGCCGTTACCGTCTTCCTCATCAAACAAAATCAATTCGCCGTTTTTTACAGCTTCATCCGGATCTTCATATTGTTCGACAGATGCAACTTCCGGCAAACGATAATATGTAGCACTGCGGTCGAGTGAAAGACCTGCTAAAATACCGGCAATACGTGCTGTATACGCAGTAGCGTCGTAAGTCGTATATTCCGGATTGTTCTTGGCATCCATACCGGTCTGTACGTTAATTGCATCCGTGGTAAAGTTAATAATGCATTCGTGATCGCCTTTGTTATTGGCCAATACCGCTTTATACGTTTTATCCTTATTTTCGGACATAGCTTTAACCCAAGTAGCAATATCTGTATGCTCTTGGAAGGTACTGTCCGGCGCACAAATATAGTTCCACTTGATGTGTCCAAGTTTTTTCAACGTATTGGCCAATGTAATCGTTGCGTTTTCAACCGTGCTGTCCGGAATGGTATACAATAAGATTTTTGCCGGAGTGCCTTTTAGGCACATTTTAATTAACGCAATACTTTTTTCGGACAATCCGGTTTCGGGAATATCCGTTACGTCATTAATACGATAAACGTTTTGCACGTCTTTAGTTTCATTGTGTAAAATCATAGCTACAATACCACGCGCCGAACGGGCAATGGCAGTCGCTGCCTTAGTCTTAAAATCAATTAAGACCCAAGGTAACCCATAGTTAGTCTCATTTGTTGTTGCAGAAGGTCTAGCCATACTATTCTCCTTTTCTGTTTACCTCAATATCCAATTCCAAGTTCTGCATCAATTCGTACTCTTCTTCCGGCGTAAACGAATCCGTAAAGTCGAGATTAAAAATATAATGCAGCACCTCGTCAACGATGGTCTGTTCCGCCTTCAAAACGGTAATAGCCCTGTCCTCGACATAAAAAATAGGCCTGATGAGTTCTTCTAACTCATCGGCCTTTTCATATAATTCGGACCGCTTAATTCGCCCTAGCGAATCTTCCAGCGGTCTAAACGCAATATCAATTTGTAAATATCTGTCGAAATAGATGCGGTCGAACGTATGCGATACCACATTCATTTCAATGTAGAAACAGCTTTTAGTGGATTTTTCGATGTCATCGAAGAACACCTTATAATCGGGATACTTATTCTTCAGCAAATCCAACAAAGCCTGTTGTATTGTCCGTAATCTAATCATGCATTATATTCTCCAAAATAGCCTTCGTATTTTCTTCAAAGTTCTTTTTGTGAGTCAAAATAGCACGATGGAGCATTTTACGACCTTTAACAAAACCGCCATTTCGTGTACGATGGCCATACTCAACATGTGCCGCATATTCCGTATTGTTATATACTTCACACTTGCTTTGAGCCGCTCGACTGCGTTTCCAGCTACCTTGTAACCGTCCCGTGTCTTTAGGCGTATTTTTAACCGCCTCACTGCGTAATATTTCACCATGCTGTGCGACAAAGCGATTGAGTTTGACCTGTGAATTCGCTATTTTATCAAGCCGTTTATACAGCTCTTCAAAGCCTGTAATCTTCATTCATGCCTCCGTTTTAGCATATACCGATATTTCCTGATGCGTCATATACTTGAACGCTTGCGTCGCCCAAAACGTAAACGTCTGACCTTTGTGCTTAACAATTAATTTGTCATTAGCCAGAATCGTGTAGTCCGGTGCTAAACATAACCGTAAATCGGCCGTTACGAACGTTACGCTATTGGTTGGAGTATTATTAAGGGTATTCTTCCCGGCTTGCCCTAGTTTACACGGTATATCCGCATATACTACGGTTTCGGTAAAAATATCCGCTCCAATATCGTCAACCGCTTCTACTTGCCTAACTACCGTTACCCGATCATTACGCATATAGCGTTCCAATAACGCCTGATAGTTAACCATTGCACACCAACTTTCGATACAAGTTCAGTTTCGGCCGTATTTTACCAAATAGCTGATTACTTAATAAATCAGTAGTATCCGCATCAGCGACAGCAAACTCGAACCGTGTATCATTTTCTTCAAGAACCTTAAGCGGGCCCGTCCCCATTTGTTCCGGCTCTGTTATAAAATGCATGGCTATCAGATTAGCCACTGTAAGCACAAGAGTTGCGGGAAAATCGTCCCTGTGGCAATAATCGACAATATCGTATACAAACTGCTCAATTTGTAACTGCTGTAAAGGCGTTATATCCTCCACATCAGCGCTAATTTTAACTTTATCGACGATTTGTTCAATCGCCGATTCAACACTAATATACGTTACCAATGTATCACCTCTTTTTGGGCATGAAAAAACCGCCTACATAATGTAAGCGGTTCTAATACCAAGCAACTAGTCCTGTTTCAGGAAAATCATCATTAGAATCATATTCTTTTATTCGCTTAAACGCTTGTCCTCTATAAGTCGAATTATTTTTACCATCATCTTTTAATAGTGTAGGCTCCTTAGTAGATAAATTAAAAGATATAATTCCATAAGCTTCTTTACCTTCCGGATAGTAAGCATATTCTACTTTGCTATCCGTAAGTAGCAATCGTTTTAAAATAACCACCAAATCACCTCCCGCTATA